TGGCAAGGAAAGCCTCCCGATACAACGTCAACAATTCCTCGCCACGGTTTTCCGTCAAAGGTTTGTACGTCATCCCAAATCGGGAAAGGCGGGAGAAGCCCGTCATTTTGTCTGGCGCACAGTACGCTTGCTGGGTATTGTTCCCATTCAACGGCACAGACTGTTCGCCATCCGAGAAGTTTCCCGCCAAGTATTCCTCCACCAGCGCCTGCGAAAAGAGCCAACTCATTCATGATCTCCCACCATATTGTTTTTTTAATGCTGCCAATTTCGCCAATGCCTCTGACCTGACACGATCACTTTCAATCTTTTCGTGAATGGTCATCTTGCGTTCAATTTGTGGTAATGGCTTGACAGGTATTTCTGGGCCTTGGTTGCAAAGATTTCTAAATTTAATGGCGCTTGGCACAAATTCTTCATTAAGTTTGGCAATCGCAAAGTCCATGCTTGGGCGATATGTCAGAAATCTGCCAATCTGCCCTTTCCATTCCTGGCGAACAAACTCAGGGTCAAGGCCATCAAAATGACGGTTAAACGGTGCGCCATAAATTGCCATCATGCGACCAAAGATGTAATCAAGACCTTGGTCTTGGGTGCAAAAATCAGTTTCCAAGTAATTTGACATTTAAGCCGCCTCCAATAAGTCCACGGGTAAGACCAGAAATCACCCTTTGATTCATTTGACCAGTCTTGCTTAAATTTTTATCAGCTACCCAATCAGCCTTAAATCCACGCCAACCTCTAGCTGCGCATTCAGCCAATGCTTGCTCAAGTGTCCAACCCGCTTTGTCAGCTTCACGTTGAATTGATTTAATAACTGTTGGCGTTATGACTGCTCGACTGGTTTTTCTTTGTTTAACAAAAGATTCCCAAACTTCTGGTGATACGCCTTCAGGCGCTTTTGCCTTTGTCTCTTTCTCTTTCTCTGTCTCTCTCTCTGTCTCTGTCTCTGGTAGATCAAGTTGATATCCTTCTGATATCACGTTGATATCATCTTGTTCCAACCAATGAGACAGCTTGATAACGACTTCTTTAGTTTTAACTTCTGTCAATCTAAGACGAAAAGCAAGCGTTTTTGTGTCAGGAATGCGTCCTTCATCCTCGCTGGCAATCAGCCATAACATGACCAATACTTTTGCCGCAAGTGGGTCTAATTCATGCCATTCAATGTCATCAAGAATGTCACGGTACAACTTCACCCAAGGAGGCCGCCTGTCCTTGAAGTGCTGAAACTTTGACCAATTTTTAATTCTCATAAAAAGCCCAAAAAAAAGGGCTACACCTGAAGTCTCACCCTTGCGGATGTTGGCGGACTGGCGTAGTAACCAGCAGACTTCATGTGTAACCCTACTACCTTAACACCGCCAAGTGTTTCCATAATCTTACTATACAAACCAATTAGGACGCAACACCATCAATTGATATAAACGGCCTTCTGGGATAACTTTCCAATGATGCACCGCTGCCCTGGTGATTCCCAAGATTCGTGCAAGCTCACTTTGTGAGCCAGCTAAGGTGATAGCCTTTTGTTTGTCCATGTCCTAGTATAGCAAAATAAACAAAACAAGATTTGCAAAAAAACAACATTAAAAATATTTTTCAAATAGTTATTGATTTGTGTTTAGTAATCTATACAATAGCGTCCATGCCCTGAACTTCTCGGGGTCTTTTAAGGAAACCAAATGATTGACTACAAACTCCGCTATTACTTTGATGAATACGTCACTTACGATGACGGTGAAACCTTAGACAAGGTGCGTGTGGGCTATGACTACTACCCACCAGAATTCAATCTTCCCCACGACCACAACACAGCGGAAATTTACGATGTGTTTATCTACGACCAGACAGGTAACGACATTACCTATGACCTCGACAAAGAGAACTTAGACCACATCATGTCTGAAGTCAAGATTCACCACGCTCGTATGTTGAAAGAACAAAATGAAATCTAAGATTATTCAAACCCTGATTGAGTGGACATTGGCAATCGTCATCTTTGGCGGTTGGGGCGTATTACTGGCATGGAGAGCTTAATGATTAACCAACTCAAAGACTATTTCCGCTTGCCATCAGCCAAAGAACTGGCTGCCAAGGAACTCAACGAAGCCCAACGCAAGCTACTGGACGCTCTTAGCGCACAGGAATACGCCAAGCGCATGGCTGACTATCACTCAGACCGAATCAAACGCCTCACGGCCTATCTAAAGGAAGAAGCATGACAATCGCAAACTTACTGGCGTTGAACGTCAACGAACACACAGAGAAAAAAGCCAATCTGACTTATCTGTCATGGGCTTGGGCATGGGCTGAAGCACTTAAAGCTGACGATAAAGCCACATTCAAGGTTGAGATGTTTGGCGACAAATGCTTCATGGACATCAACGGAACAGCAATGGTGTGGGTCACAGTCACCATGTTTGATAAGCCAATGACTTGCCAGTTACCCGTGATGGATCACCGCAACAAAGCCATCGTTAACCCAGACGCTTTCCAAGTTAACACCGCCATTATGCGTTGCATGACCAAAGCACTTAGCTTGCATGGCCTTGGCTTGTACATCTACAACGGTGACGATCTGCCCTCTTTTGTTGAGCCTGAGTCAACCATTGAGCCTGACAGCATGACAGAACTGTTTGCCGCCATTGAAAACGCCACAACACAAGACGAACTTAAGGTTGCCTACAAAGTAGCCTATGCCGCTTGTGATGGTGACAAAGCCTGGCAGATCAAAGTTATTGCCGCCAAAGATAAAGCAAAGGGAAAATTATGATTGAAATGATGGATCAAGGCACAGATGAATGGTTTGCCATTCGCATCGGTAAGGTCACGGCATCCCGTGTGGCTGATGTGCTTGCCAAAACAAAGTCAGGCTACTCAGCCAGTCGTGACAACTACATGGCTCAATTGGTGTGCGAACGCTTGACAGGTCAAAAGGCAGAGGGTTTCACAAACGCTGCAATGCAACACGGCACAGAAACAGAGCCACTTGCCAGAGCCGCATACGAGGCGATTAAAGACGTTTTAGTTGATGAAGTAGGGTTTGTGCCTCACCCATCAATTCAAATGGCTGGTGCGTCCCCTGACGGGCTTGTGGGCGATGATGGGCTATTAGAAATCAAATGCCCCAACACCGCCACGCACATTGACACGCTGTTGTCTGAAACTGTGCCAACAAAATATTACACCCAGATGCAATTCCAACTTGCGTGTACGGGTCGTAAATGGTGCGATTTTGTCAGCTTTGACAATCGGCTACCCGCAGAACTTCAATTGTTTGTGAAGCGTGTCCCACGGGATGATGTGTTTATCAAACAAGCAGAAGCAGAAATCGTCAAATTCATTGCTGAATTGGATGACAAGATTAACAAACTTATGAAAGTCAAGAATGTCTAAACTTTATGAAATTACCGTAGTTACAGGTAAATACACCAACAAAGACGGTCAAGAAAAATCACGTTACCAAACCATTGGCTCGGTCATTGAAACCAAGAACGGCCCAATGATGAAATTGGACATGATTCCTTTGGTTGAGGGTGGTTGGTCAGGATGGAGTTATCTCAATACACCAAAAACTAAAGAAGAATACAAAGGTTTGCCAAAGGACGAAGATTTGGAATTTTGATCAACGGGGGAAAGTGGCGCTTAAGCGGACGAAACATTAGTACCCCAACTATTAGGAGAAATTATGGACTATAAAGAAACATTTAAACGCATTTTTGCCATGCCCGAATTCCCAAGAGTTAGGGCAAATGATCCTCTCACATCTTTTGAGGCAGCAGAATCCATTAAGGAATCAGTACCACAGCATCACCAGTTGATTTTGGACTGCCTCATTGCACATGGGCCGCTTGGCAAAGACGGTATTGCTTATTTCACACAGTTGGATAGCAACCAAGTCGCCAGGCGCTTAAACGAAATGAAAATGATTGGTTTGATTGAACTGACAGGCAACACGGTCAAATCAAACTCAGGACGCAACGAACGGGAGTGGCAAGCAAAATGAAAGACGAAGCATTACGCCTTGCATTGGAGGCGTTGGAAGACCTTGGATACCACCACCATGATTGTCCGCAGTGGCCTACATTTGTAGAGCCAGAGAATTATCCTAAGTGCAATTGTGGTTATGACCAAGCCATCACCGCCATTAAATCCGCACTAGAAGCGAAGGATGAGCCTGTGCAATGGGGGGTTGATTGGGGCAAAGACGGCAACAGCGTAAGCATTATCAAGCGTCTTGCTGGTGGCAACATAGAAGTTCTTGCTTGGGAATACGCACCTCATTCACCACAGCGCACATGGATAGGGCTGACGGATGAGGACAAACATTTGTTTAGTTCATGGCTAGACCATAAAACAGACGATGAAGTTTTTGCAGCCATTGAAGCCAAACTCAAGGAGAAGAACACATGAGTGATGGAGGAAAAGGCGACAAGCCAAGGCCATTTGATGTGGCAAATGAAGAATATGCACAGCGTTGGGATTTAATTTTTGGCAGGGATAATGAGAAAACAAACAAAGCGCCAACATTGGAAGTTGATCGATCCATTGAGACACGCCTTGCTAGGCGCAGCGATAACCGAATCCAGAGTTTTGGACAAGCTGAGAATGAGGGAACTGGCGGCAATTGAGGCAATGTCCAAGGGCATGGGGACAATCGTAGAGTGGCAAGAACTTGCCGACATGATGAACATTTGTGAAGTCATGGGGTCTAACGGTATTGGTGCGGAAGCCCTACCCCATTGCCAACAGGCTCAAGAAGCCCTTGAGGAAGCCGCTAGGCGCTATGAAAAGACTAAACGCATGGGCTTATCAGGTGTTGGATTAAATGCCATCAGAGAAGTCTATGAATACCATGACCTTCAGCGTTCTAGCGTTCCCCGTAGCGTTTATGAACAAATGATTGTTAAGACACGCAACCGATTAAGAAGCAAAGCAAAAGAAGTAGTAGAAATAAAATGACATTAATATCAGAACCACGCCAACTACACCCATTTAAAACGTGCAACAAATGTGACGAATCCAAACCACCAGAGGGAGGCATTGACATGGGTCACAAATGGATTTGTCAGTCCTGTTGGATCATGCGTCTAACAGGTAAGCACCTACACCAAAACTCAGCTAAGAAATAACGCTCGTTCGTCAATTCTGCGGTTTTGTAAACCTTTGAGGACTTTGCCACCCGCCATGCAATACTTCAAAAGTTCTTCAGCAGCGCCAGCCATGTCGCCACGAATCACCTTTTGGCGCATGGTTGACCGCTGTAATGTGCCTAGCCCAACATTGAATGAAAATGAGACAAGCGCATCAAACTGACCTTGAGTAAGAGGCACAGGGCAATAAGTTGCCACTCCCTTCTCAAACCTAGCAAGATCAGCCCTAAGAATCTCATTGACTTCCTCCATGCTGTGCTTACGCATGGCTTCTGATGGGGGTGTAAACGCATCACGTTGGTCAATCTTTAGCTTTCCTTGCTCGGGAAACATTACATGGCCCACGCCCACCGTCCACAACTTTGCAGGGCATTTATACGGGTTTTGTCGCACACCTTCATGGTGTTTGATCATCTCAATGGCTTTAGGACTGACGTTCATTTGCCAAAGGCTCTGCCGCCAAAGTGGAAAGCAATGATGGAGGCAAACAAGGCCTGAGTGTCAGAATCCCACAACATCTCAGCCAGTTCCACAAATGATGCACCTTGATGCCAGCCGTATGCAAACAAGCCAACATCCACAAACAACAACAAGAAAAAGAAACCGTAAGTGATGACAGGGCGAACAGAAGCACGCAAATCTTTCATCCAAGTAGATGTGCCTTCGTTCAAAGATGTGTCGTGAGCATAGATTGCTGACATTTCAGCCTGTTGTGCGCCAATCAAAATCTGCTGAGTGTTGGCAGCGCTTTCTGTTGCCAGTTGCTCAGACCGAATGTTCTCAATTCTTTCTTGTGCCTCAAAGCCCGCTTTGCGCAGTTCCAACTCACGGGTAATCTGCATTTGAGCCAAAGCCAATTCATGTAGTTTGTCAGCACGATCTTGGAAGAAATCCAAAATCTTGGGCAGACCTCCCATAAGAAATGAAATGAGTGTTGAAAGTAGTGTCAGCATTTACTGTCCTTTTTAGTTTCTTCATTTTGCATGAGTTTGATACCAGACAGGAATCCAATCATGCCGCCTATAAGAGTAGAAAAAGCGGGTGAAATCATCTTGAAAATTTCCCCGTTGTCCACTTCCTTGGCCCACAGACCCAGCATAAAGGAAATCACCATTGCCAATACTGAGATACAAAGGGTTGCGCTTACCATGAGTGTTACCCACAGAGTCAGCTTGTCTTTCACTTCTATCTGTGGTTTGCGTGCTGGTTTCTTTGTCATACAAGTTTGTCAATCTCACGTTTAAGGTTAGTGATCTGAATGTTTATCGTTATCTGACGCATTCGAAAATCATATATTTCATATTCGTATTGATGAAACTTTTTGACTTGTTGATCCACTTGAACTTGTACGGCTCGTTCAGCATTCATCTTGTCAACTCGTTTGGCAAACACATCAGCTTGCATTCCAACATTTGGTTGAACTACGGGATACCATTTGTCAAAACTGATTTTCACTTCTTCTCTCTTTCTACTGCCTTTGCATAATAGTAGAGAATTTTTGATCTTAGTTCTGAACTGTCAGCAGTTCCCGCCCACATTGCCAAGTTATTCCAAATGGCAAGCAATTCATCAGAACCGCATAAATTCCCATTTGTGGTTAACCATTCAGAAAGACGTTGATGCCTTTCCGATGGATTGCCAAGCCAACTTAAACCGTAGAAATCATTAACAACGCATTTTTGTTGAGAAGCTGCCAACAAACACGCTGTCAGCATTCCAACAAAAAACCATTTCATTTTGTCCAATGATGGCTAAAGTAACCCATAAGGGTAGAAATAGCCGACACAAAGGTCATGCCCATCCAGAAGCCACCACGACCCTTGTTAGCCAACTCAATCAGAGTTTCAAGTTGGCCTTCCATTTTGTCAATCTTGGCTTCCATTGATTCAACTTTTTGCCAAAGCACACCGTACTTAACCAAATCAATGTCAGACATTTCAAGCCTTTTGAATAAATGCCAATGAATAGTAAAGCGGCAAATTTGTGCCGCCTGAACCAGCTACGTTGGACGTAAAGCCACCCGTGTTGCCAACAGCATAGGTGCTACCAGAACCAACCACAAAGCGATCACGCAAGTCTGGTGTGCCGTTAGAGCCATTGCAAAGGTAATAGCCCGTAGGAATAGCGCCAATAGAGCCTGACCACATGATGATGCCACCAGAGGGGATTGGGTTTGTGCTTGCCGCTGTTCCCAAAATGCCGTAAAGGTTGTCGTAAGTGCCAATCTGCACATTGGCAGAGTCGGTCAAAATGAACTTGTATGAGTAACCTTCAGTCAACCAAATCTCTTGTGGGGGGCGTCCATCAGTCCCCAATTGAATAGGATTGGCGTTGGCAATAGTTCCGGCAGCCGTTGTGTAAGTTGCAAGAGGAGTGCTAGACCCAGCTTGGTAGGTGTAGATATACCCACCGTTAAGTGGAATGCCTGTGCTGGTAAAAAATTGGAAACCGTTACCAATGGGTGCAAGATTAACTGCCATTATTGAACTCCGAGATTTCTTTGATTGATTAGTTCACGCAAAGCAGTAGCACTTACAGCGCCTGGCTTTTGCATATATTGTGGCAACATTTGACCAAGTTGTTGTGGCGCTTGCAATGTTGATCTTAACGCGCCTTGTGGCAAACCTTGCTCAATATATCTGGCGGTTGTTGGATTCATCATTGCGGCTTGTGCGCCACCTTGATAAAGGGCTTTTGTTCCTGCAAACACAGGAGAAGACGCTAACATTCTAGCCATCGTTCCGCTATTGGGCAATTTTTGATCAAGAACCAACTTACCTGCGCTGGCTAAATTAGCTAATTCAGGATCATCTTGATAAAACGAATATCGTTTGCCTTTGGTGGCCAAAGAATTGTTTAACAAAGAAGGACTGACGTTTCCTTGTGGGTCTTTTAACACCACATCTTCAATCTTCTTCATATTGCTGTATTGGCGATTTGTCTCTTTCAACAATTTCACATCAGCTTCATTGCCCGTAGCTTTAGCTGTACGAGTCAATCCATCAAGCAATGTTTCTTTTAATTCTCTAGCGTATGAACCAACATCGGTATCTCGACCACCAGACAATTTATCAAGAACCTTTTTAATGCTTTGATATTGTTCACCGCGCAAACCACCGCCTTGTTCTTCGGCTTTTTGTATGATGTTATTGATTTGTTTTTGAACAATGTTAAATTGATCTGGATTCAATATTTGTTCTGCTTCAGATCGAATGCTTGACAAATTCTTTGTTAATTCATCATCCAGATGAATGTTGTTACGCAAAGCAATATCATCGTATGCGTTACCAAGACGAGTCTTTGCAGCTTGCAAAACTGATGGGGTAATTGCAGAAGCATCTTCACCCATAGTTTTAGCAATAGCTTTATTAAAAGCGGCTTTTTGCGTATCAGCAAAATCTATAGCTTTGCCAGCAGTAAATGGATTGTCAAATGATGCAGCTTTTGTACGCTTTAAAAATTCAGAACCTGTAGCTTGGGCAACATCAATTGGTACACCAGCTTTACGCAGAGTATCAACGGCCTGTTGTTCTGTGCTTCCAAGAGCCTTTTTAAATGGCTCTGCAAGCGCACCAGGCGCTTTAGCAATAGCAGTACCTAAAGCACCACCCGCACCACCCGCAAATGCTTGTTCAAGTTTCTGAGTTAAAAATGCTTTGTTTTCATCAGTAACTGGTGTAGTCAATACATTAGCTAATGCACCTTGACCAGCGCCTTGAGCCAAACCCATTACGCCTGTGGCAGAACCGCCTGGAATCAATTTGTTTACTGGATTGACCACAGCGCCAGCAATTTGACCAACCGTTGTTGCAACAGGTCTTGCTTGCTCATAAGGGGCTATTTGGCTTTCTGTTTGACGCACGTTCTTTAATGCGTTTTGCTCAATTGCTTGACCAGTTTCAGGCGCTACTAATCCAACACCTTTGCCAATCAGTTGTTGTAAGCCACCAATAGATTTAGAAATTCCACCACCAGCGCCCATAATGCCAGCTTCAAGACTTTGATAACCAGGAATCTTTTTAAACGCTTCTTCTAATTGCGTATCGTATTTTTGCTTAGTAGCATCCATCGGTTTGCTAGATGGTTGCGCAGTTGGCTGAGTTGACAGCAATGCTTTACCAAAGCCACCCAAATCAAAAGCCTCATTTTGAGGTTGTGTCATTGGCTGACTTATTGACGCTGTTCTACCGCCCATTTCACGGGTCAATGCTTCAATATCTCGTTGCGCTCTTGGATCGCCAGCAGCCAAACGTTGTTTAGCTTTTTCCATCTCGTCTTGCAAGATAGCCATACGATCAGATTGACGATTTTGAGGCATGGCTTGAGGCATTTGACCTTGTGGTTGGCCAAAATTACTAGGCGCTACTTTTAACGCTTGAGCAAAACCTGACAAGTCAAATTCATTAGCCATTACAGTTCTCCATTAACAAGGTTAACGTACTTCTGAATTTTCATAAAGATATTGGCTTTTTGACCAGGCGTTATTGGTTTCTTTTTATCAGGCGACATATCCATCAGATACTGATTCAATGCTGGCTCACCACCTGATTTGTAAGCGTTGTAAGCACCAAGGGCTTGTGGGTCATAAGCGTTAATCATGGCATTGTCAAATTGACGTTTGATTTGAACATCACCTTTGTTTTTAGCAATAGCGTTTTCTAAGCCCTGTTGATAATACTGTGCGTGTTGAATCAATGGCTCTAACTGATCCATAGACTTGGCAATAGCTGTTGGATTGCGACCAGCACTTGCCAATGATTGAGCAGCACCTTTCAAATCTTCTACATACTTGCCACCCAATGCTTGATTTTTTTGAAGCGCCAAATCAGCAATGCTTTTTTCGATGATGTCACGCGAAGCAGCAGCAAGTTCTTCAGGCTTACTACCGCCTATGTTACCAACCACCGATTGCAGTCTTGCAATAGCTTCTGAATTTGCGCCAGTTGCAGCTAATGGCAAATATTTACGAACTGTTTGAATATTTTGCAAAGCAGGTGCTGCGGCTGCTGCAGAATCTTTTGCCAAAATACGTTCTGCTTGCATGGCTTTAACGGTTTCTGGTGATTCGCCTGGGGCAAAACGCATAGGCATAGGTGCTGGTGTAGGTTGACCCATAACAGGCACACCTTTTTGACCAACAACACGACCAAATTCGTCTTTTACAGTAGTAATTGGATTGCCGTAAATGTCAGTTCCAGAAACTTCTTCACGTTGTGCAGGGTTTAAACTTGTTTCTTGTGAACGACCAGTAAACTGAACACTTGGTGCTTCACCAGTAATGCCTTGTGGTGACATAAGTGTTTCGTATGCACGACCACCCATAGGTGTCAATGTGGCTTTTTGTCCAAACAATTCACGTTGTTGAGGAATAGTCAACAATGAAGCAGATTCTGCAAGCAAATCTTTTGTAATATTAGGGCCAGGTTGAGCCTTGTTGAGAATTTCCATTCGAGCATTGACCATACGATGCAAAGCTGCGTTGTCAGGATTATTTGTAATTAAACCTTGATATGCCTTAATAACTTGTCTAGGATCATTGACACCCATCAAACCCAATGAATGATCAACATTACCAATCAATTGACGTTCAGTTTGCGTTAAATCTTGTTTAGCTTTATCGGCTTCAGTCTGACTTTTATGAAGTCCACTCAATGAAGTAATAACATCAGAACCTGTTAATGGGGCAATTTTTGGAACTACCTTATTGATTTTGTCCATGTCAATCCGACCATTGGTTTGCCAATTTTCAGGATTGCTTGTGAACTCTTGCAGTTTTAAACGCTCATCGTTTTTCTGGCGCAGAACTTGATTTTCAATCTGAGCCTTTTCCAAAGCCAAAGGATTCATCTGCTGGGCTTGTTGGAAGTTTTGGATTCCAGAAGCCATGTTCACCATGTCCCCAAGGGTTTGACCCTGGGGTTTGGCATAGTTCACGTTCATTGAAAAGTCAGCCATGATTTATCCTTATGTCGCTTTGATCATAGAGCCAAGCAAAGCAGTATTGCCCAGGTTGCTCAAAAGTCCCGCTGTGTTTGCGCCTGATTGGGTTGCATTACTTGCCAATGCGCCACCGATACCAGTTGCCAGGCCAGCTGTGTTCAAACCATACTGGTTTGCTGCATTGATGCCTTGACCCGCACTTGTTGTAAGGTTGCTGCCATAGTTGGAGGCCAAACCAGCCATGTTAGAGCCGTATGTATTGCCAAGACCAGCCAACTGACCAGCTGACGTTGTGCCAATCTGAGCCATGTTAGCCAGGTTGTTGTAAATGTTGCTGCGTTGATCTTGGAAGTTTTTAAACGCTTGTTGGTAAGCATTACCCGCATAGTCCTGGGTATAGCGTTGCAGACCTTGCAGCGCATTACCGCCCAAAGCGCCACCGCCCATGTTGGCAGCACGTTGGTTAGCCATTTGACCCTGACCCAACATAAATGCGTAATTAGGCGCTAAATTAGCGTTCAAATCAGCATTGGTAAATTGGCGGGTCAAATAGTCTTGATTTGCCAACAATCCTTGTGAACCAGCCCGTCCAATATCTTGATATGGGTCTTGATAACCAACTTGTTGGTTATACAAATTTTGCATATTTTTAGATGTGTTTGCATAAATGTTGCCTAAATCTGTACGATTGGCAGCATTTAAATTTTGTGCATTTTTGTAAGCATTAGCAAGAGTAGTTTGTGCTTGAGTGCCATATTGGTTAATCAAGTCACGGGCATTAGAAATTCCAGCCTGGTTAGCCGCAGTTCCAAGAGTTGAACCAAGGGCAGATAAACCCAATCCTGTGGCAAGGCTTGTGCCTAACGCAGAACCAGCACCAGAGCCTAAAGTAGAACCTAGAGTAGAGCCAAGGGTAGAACCAGCTACGCCACCCAAAGTTGAACCAAGAGTAGAGCCTAAAAGTGAACCACCAACACCAGTACCTAAACTAGCCAAAGTGCTTCCAAGCCCTGCACCCAATCCTGCGCCTGTTCCAGCGCCAAGCCCTGCGCCAAGACCTTCAGCACCAAGACCCGCAGTTCCCGCATTCAAACCAAGACCCGCTGCACCCGCAGTCAATCCTGTTCCTGCACCCATACCCGTAATGGTAGGATTTAATGCGCCACTAGCGCCTAAATCAGTCATTGCAGATGCACCAGCATTCATGGATTCAAAAGCGGCTAATTCAGCAGGGGTCATGGCTGCTAATGAACTTAAAGCTGTGCCACCACCACCAAATGCACCAGCACCAGCATTCATAGCTTCAAAAGCAGAACCAGCGCCTGTGCCACCACCCAACAATCCTGCAGAATTTAAACCATAAAGTCCTGCGCCTGTTAAAGCGGCAAACTTTAAAAAGTCTTTAGTTGCGTTTACTTCTTGTTGTGTGCCTGTGCGCTGCAAAGTTCCATCTGGGTTATATTGGTTATATCCACCGCCAACTTTGTTTTCACCAGTTTTATAAGTGAGGACATTTTCAAGGCCGCCAATTTGCTGATCCATTCCTGAACCAATGGTTTGATATTGAGGCTGGACAATAGTGTCTCCAAGCGTTACAGATTGGCCTGGAGGAATCGTAGCCGCAACCCTGGCAGCCACCTGGCCTTCAGGCAAACCCGTAACTTGCGCCATTTGCGTTGGAGAAACACCGTAAGTCTCCATAGCTTTGGCAATTTGAGAATCACTTGGGCCAGTTGACAAAAAATCTTTGATCTGTTGATCAGTAACCCCAACGGCTTGAGAAACTAAAGAATTGATTATGTTTTCCATGACTTAAACTTTCTCAAACATTGTAGTAAGGCACTTTATAGGTTTGCCCATTTACGGTGACATTCATAAAACCAGCAGGATTAGCGGGAAGCGTTGCTGAACCCGCAGTTGCAGTAGTGGCAGAACTGAAATTCAACAAGTTAATAAAAAACTGTTGCCACGAACGTGTCGGACGATTAGTCGCCCCATCCAAAAACGGTGCTTGTGGATAGGGGTTGACTTGTTGCGTGCTTGAAAGTCCAGGAGAAGCCATTAGTTTTCTGCCCCTTGCATTTTAAGATTTGCTGAAACAATCACAAAATTAACAGGATCGGAAACCGAAACCTCGAAAATTCTGTCACGGGCTTGACCCAATCTGCGCCAAATCGCACGATTTGTGTATTTACCAATCCGACCAACGCTTGTCCAATGTTCATTTGACCAAGTAGAACCGCCATCATTTGACCATCTAAGCATCGCTTGCGGATTACTTGTGGTCTGCGTTGTTGGAAGTTGCTGAGTCGCCAAAATATAACGCTTTTCAGCCTCTATTGTTAATGTTGCGTCAGCCGTAATTGTATAAGTATTGCCCAAATAAATGGTGTTTGCATCTACAACAGCAACAGACCCAGCAGCGCCAGTTGTTCCTACGCCTGGCTGAAACTGAATCTGCAATTCGTCAAAGTATTGACGCTGAAACTCTGTCACCAAATGAGGCGCTCTACGCAATCTGCGAATGTTCTGACCGTCATCTGTGTAGTTGGTTTTGTCCAACTCATACAGCTTGCCATTCTCATAGTCACCAACGATGACTAGACCTTGGAACACCGCACAGCAATTGCCACGGTGACGCTGATATTGGTTTTGATTCGTTGTGTAAAGCCATTTATGCCACATTTGAGTGGTTGCGTCATAAGCCCATGTCAATTCCAAAGATGGAAATGTGACAACATAGACCTCATGGCCTTCAAGTTGATAAGTCCACGCCACAGCGTCACCAACGTATTGATTGGCTAATGTGTTCTCAACGGCATGGGTAGAAATCCTTTGTGGGATGTACCCTTGCATTTGCATGATCTGCGCTTGGCCACGGTTGTTACGGGAAACGTAAGCAAACGAATTGCCAAGGCGATACAAAGAAAATGGCGCTGCAATACCATGTTGAGTAGATGTGCCTGGGATTCTTTGGAATGGGAATGGGACAGCGCCCACATCAGTCCAAACCTCAGACGAAATCTCACCCATCAAATAAACTTCTCGATGGTCAACGATCAAAGCCACCAAATCGTCTGGTGCGCCATCTTTCAACGAATAGCTAGTATTTGGTGAAATGGGCGACAAAAGGTCACTAGCACCCCATTGCTGCGTTGTTGGGTTGTTATAGACAAAATAGTTGTCAATAATGTCCACGGTGTTTGCACCGCTAAAAGCACCGTCAGTAGAGGGCAGAACAGAAAAGTTCAAACCATACATGGTCACGCCAACAGCAACGGTGCTAGAAGTGCTTAACGTGTAAGTTCCAGTTCCACCCGTACCAGTACCCAAAGCCGTAATAATCGTGCCAAGGGTTACGCCAGCGCCTTGAATGGTTTGCCCAACGTGCAAAGTGCCTGAAGTAACCGCAGAAACGGTCATAACTGAACCAGTAATAGTGGCAGTTACCACCGCACCAACAGTTGCGGAATTCATCGTTTCCGCTGCAACGGTTTGGCTTCTGTTAATTGTGTATGTACCCGCACCGCCTGTGCCTGTACCTAAAGCCGTAATCACGGTTTCAGCCAACACACCAATGCCATATAAAGATTGACCAACCGCCAATGTGCCACTTGACACGCTAGAAACAGTCAATGTTGTGCCACTTGTTGATCCATAAAACACCGCAGAAGCGGGGCTTGAGATATACCATGTGTAACGATAAGCACCGTCCACAATGTAAACATTGACCCCGTTATCTGTGATGCGAACTATTCCAGTACTGGAATTAAGTTGACCAATCACAGAGGGAACAAGGTTAGCTGTCAGCGCATAAACGTATGAGCCGCAAACCGCAATCAATTGCTCACCACCCGACACGGTGTGAAGCCCACGAACCTCTTGTTGGTTAGGCAATAAGGCTTTAAGCGTAAGGCCAGGCGTTGGGTAAAGCGCAATCACCCCACGCTCACCCTGTTGTTTGGTAGGGTCAACTTCAGGAAAGAAATTTATACATTCACTATCGTTTTGATAAATGCTTGGCGCAACATAACTTGCTCCTACAAATGCAAAATCCGGCATATCTATTCCTTTAGAACGTAAGACTTGCCAGCGAGTAGCGTTTTAATGGATGGCAAACTGATTTGATAATCAATTGCAAGCTGTCGTGCTGATATGCCATTTTTGCGCTTTTCTCGGATTTCATTGGCTTGATCCATAGTGAGTTTGCACCTTGGGCCTCGACCACTTTTAAAATCTGGAGAACGACCTTTGGCAACTTTGTCAGCCATGTTATCAGCGTGTGTGCCAATAAACAAATGCAATGGATTGCAACATGATGGATTGTCGCAAGTATGCAGTAAAAATCCTGAATCATGCGTGCTTTTTGGCGCAGAAAGCTGAATGAGATTTGGATGGACAAGATTAAAAATGACACGATGAGCGTAATACCCATTGCCATTAATCCATGTCCGACCATATCCTTCTGCATTCTTGTATCCCTTCCAAAGCCAACATTCATGTGGCTGTTTTACATCTACTTTTTCCCACAATACATCAGGTGTATTTGAGGGGCGACCTGGGTTGCCGATAGCTATATTGTTAGCTTTCTTTTCCAGTCTAATTTTGCGCCATTCTCTTTGCTTTTCGTTTATCTCTTTGCGTTCCATGATTGCTCCTTTGTAAGAACAATCACATTGTATCAAATAAAACTCACAGGAAACCACCCGTAAGTATCCAACCAGCATCTTTCGCTTTACCCGTCAACAACGCATCAGGATAACGTGCTGTCTGCAATGGCGACATATTTGTGCGCTTGAGAGTAGCTTTAGCTTGACCCGCAAACGTCTGAATCATCGTTATTTGCGTTGCAGAGGCTTTGCCATACATGGGCATCAAACGCTCTGCCAAACACCACCTAAGAGCCATTGAGTAGCCTTGTGGAAGCTGTAAGTCCTCATACATTGAGTCATAACGTGTGAACAATGTATTGGCAAACAAGTGGAGTTCGCCTTGTGATGGGCTAGGCCAAATGAACAAGTTACCAGAATCAGCGCCTGGGTTGAAGTAAACCGCTTTAGGCCAAGGGCCGTTCAGGGTTTTCAAGCCAATCATTTCATAGTCTTGGAGAGCCAAAACCGACATTGGGTAGTCCAAACCACCGCCTGTGATTGGTTGACCATTAGAAGTGGTGTTAACACGCACAAAAGCTGAATCAATGTTTAGAGGCTTTTGGTAGTAAGCAGTAATGGTTGTGGACGCTACTGTCTGGGAAATGTTGACTTGGTATGTACCAGTCTCGTTAATGTTGCCACCAGCGCCAGTCAAAAACTGAGTAATCTTTGTGCCAGGCGTGATGCCTGTGCCACTTAGCGTCTGACCTTGGGCCAATGCGCCTGAATTGATGCCTGTCACGGTTAAAACGTTGCCCGTGATTGAGCCTGTGAAAGACGCCCCAATAAAGTTTAAAGTCGATGGATTAGGGCCAATTGTGTATTGGGTTTGACCAGCGATAACAGGGCAAATAATTTCTGTGACATTGAAAACCATCATGTTTTCGTTTGACCATTGGTCAATCATGTCATTCATCATCTCAAACGCATCTCTTGCAGCGTCTGGAGTAGGAGTCTCACCAGCTTCCAATGCACCAATGTCCTTTAGCGCTCTGCTAACAATGTCATAAGGCACAGCCATAGTGATTCCTTAACTTAATTTAAATGTAGGCGGCTTCCAAGGCAACGCAATTTCTTGCTGTTTTTTGACCGATTCAAGCTGCTCTAATAGCCTTGATTTTATGCTACTTACACCGTCTTGGGTAGTGCCTTCATCAATCCAATTTGCAACCATTTCCTCTGTCACTTGGGATGTTGGGATTGTCGCCTTTGTAGGGTCAAAGTCCCAATATCCTTCAGTTTCAATTCTCAGATCATCTTCAATCAATGAAACGTGATACTTAGCCTGTAATATGGCTTTGGCATCACCTTTCAATTCTGAGATTTTCCAAACAAATCTCATGGTGAATCAGGCCATGTCACATTCCAAGGGAAACCGTCTTGAGTGGTGATGTCACGCAAGGCTTGACGGTATGTTGCCCAAACAGCTTTGTCAACAGGGCTGTCAGCCACTTGTGTCCAATCGCAGTCTGCCAATCTGTCGCTACGGCTTTGACGCACAGCGGAGGCTTGTTCAGCATCCTTGATGGCTTTGTAGGCGGCTTCATGTTCTGCGGCTGTGGTTGTCACACCATCAACAGTTGTGTCGGCAAAGACAGGGCCAAGCACATACTTTGTGAACCATTTACCGTCAATTTGCTCAACGCCATCACGTTGAGAATATTGGTAAACAGTTCCACCAGTTGCTTGTGGGCCTTCCAAGACTACATCAGCACCCAGAGCCTCCAAGACTTCAGTTGTTGTTGTTTCCCATGATGGGCCTCCATTGGCTTTTGTGTATGCACGAAATTCACTCTCGTACATAACTTGTCCTGTTTCACGAATTCTGATTTGCATTATTTGCTCCTACAATTATTTCCATGCCAACGTAAGTAATTTCCTTTTGAGGCTTCCTTACCGCAATGCTCACAAGCAATAGTAGGGAATTTTTTACCTCTCATAGGGCTAATCTTGCCTTGCATAGGGTTTGGATTGTTTTCCCTATATTTAGCTATTTTGTCATGCCATGATTGTGGCCTTGCCTTGCCAATCCTTGCGTCTGACATTTTCTCTTTAGTTTTGTCACTTGCTTTTAAACCAATTTTCCCAACAGCAATCTTATGTTTATGTTGCTCAGAAAACTCACGGCCTTTAAACGCAACACTCATTTTCTTTTTAGTTTCTTCTGACCTTGGAAAACAACCTAATTTGTTGTTAGGCATAAAGCCACCAGCAGATAACTTGTGGTGATTAAATAGCCGTTCATTGCCCCAAACAGTCTCAAGAATAAAACCTTCTAATTCTTCTAACTTGTCTGGCGTTTCTTCCCAAACCATTTTGAACTCAAACGCTTGCTCACCATGTTTATTCCATGAATGTTGCAAACGCTTGTTAACATGAACATTGCGTTTTAATTGTTGTTTGTGGTGCGACAACCTATCCGCTACATCAATAGAACGACCAAAATATACGCCATTACTGACATTATTTTTAATTTGATATATTCCGCTGTTCATGTCTAGGCCACAGAAAAATAAATGTACGAACCACCCGAGGCGTTTACGTTTGCATCACTAGTGACGATTTGGAAACCGCCTGTTGTGGTGTAAACCCAGTTAGCGTTTGTCTCTGCATTTGTTGTATTTAATTCTAAACGTGGATCAGTACCACTTACCATGCCTCGTGCGGTGTCCCAAATTACCCAATTCCCTGTGCTGTCTGTGCGTTTAATTAAAACTAGCCGACTACCGCCTGTAAATCCACAGTTAATGGTTTGTGTTGTGCCATTGCCTGTGTAACTTCCCACCTTACTGACCCCTGCACAAGTGGCAAATAGGTAGGCGACATAGTTATCGCCCGAAGAATTAACCCCTGCGTAATCGCCGACTGAAAACACAGAACTTGTTGGGCGTGTTGTGTTCCAGTAATTTGATAATTGTTCTCTTGCTGCTGTCGTAAATTTCAAAGCTTGGTTTGTTGCTAAAGTTTGGCTATAGATTGTCCAATCTTCGCCAACAGACCTATCTTTAATAATCATCAACTCAGGCACTGCTGCCAAGTTATGCGACACAGTCCTGTTTGCCCCAGTCCCTGTATAGCAAACCTCATCAAAGAAGCTAGGGGCACGTTTAAATCCTTCAAGAATATATGAATCGCCAGAATTGTTTGGCTGTGCTGTTCCTAAAGTAATACCCGTCTGATTCCAGCTTGTTAGTCTGTTGGTCAAAGCGGCTTCAGCAGATGTGTCCGACATTACAAGACCATTTAAACCTTGCAAACGAGTCCAAGCATAACTATCGCTACCCCCTCTGTTTTTAGGCCATACCATATCAGGTGCAAAAGTTGTTACAACTTGCGTAGAAGAAGAACCAGTACCCGTGTATGTCACAGGCGCAAACACCTTAGTCCCATCCGTAGGCACTTTCATCGGGCCTCTACGAATGGCTATGTAGATGTAGGTTCCGGGTGTGGTTGAGTTGATGTCTGAATTGGTTCCATAAAACTCAAATCCCGTTGCAGTCGCACCAATACCATTGGAGCCAGAACTTTCGGCATCAGAAAGGTTTGGGTACAAATAACTAGCAGACGAAGATGAAGCCGACATTCCACGCATATTGTCAAACACAACCCAGTTACCTGTGCTATCTGTGCGCTTGACCATAATCCATTGTGGTTCATAGCCAAGCGTCTTTGCGTTAGGAATAGAGCCGCCTGTATAAGACCCACACGAAATCACATTGTCTGTACCAGTCAGACCAAAGCCTCCTGCGTTGTGGGCGAACACATAAGCTACATAGGTAGTTCCTGCCCCCTCAAGAAGTGATGGCGCATTAACACCAAAATCTGTTGATGTTGGGTCTGAAGTTCCCCAAATGTCTGTAGATGAAACTGCGTTAGATGTTGCGTTCAGTCGCACATATTGGCTTCTACCTAAAGACCTATGGTAAACATACCAGCCACTTGTTGTAGATGTGCATTTAATAATGATGCAACCCGGAACGCTTCCTAAACTATGTGAAATTCTTTGGTTTGTACTTGTCCCTGCGGTAAAAGTCACAACATCAAAGAACTTTGGTTGCTTGCGGAATGTCCATGAGGCGTAGGTAAAGGCTGAATCGTTTGTATTTGAATATTGCTCAGTACCAAGAGAAAAACCATTTGTGTTAAATGAAGTTAAATCATTAGTAGAACCTGATGGCCCTGTTTGAGCCGCAGTTGATTGCGATGCCAATCTATATGCTCTGCCTCTTGCTGTGTCATATAAGTTATGACTTTGAGCGCCAGTCCTATTTTTAATCCAAACCAATCCACCTTTTGTAGATAAATCAATGCCATTGTTAATAGTAATTGCAGAACCTGTGCCTGTGTAAAGGTATGTGCTAAACACATCCTCAATGTAGTTAGGAACAGCGGCTACACCACCGCCATAAGCGTCTGCCGTGACGTTGCCAAAAGTCTGTTGTAATGGCATTAGAATCTCCATCCTTTGCTCAAATTCTCATGAGCAGTTATAACTTGTAAATTCCAAGGAACGTGCATTCCTGACACATTCTTGCCGTTAATTGGGACAATATGGTCAACATGGTGTTTTACGCCAGTTTGAATAAATCTTGCTTCAGAAACATCATACATTTCTTGAATCATAGCTTTATCAATTGCAGTTAACCATGTTGGTGTAGCAGATTCCTGTGCCGCCCTACGTCTAGCCCTTGCCGCAACATAACGCTGTTTGTTGGCTTTATAAAAAGTGGTTTGATACTCAGGATGTGTTTCCCGATATTTGCGTCCACCTTTTATTGCTGACTCTTTAACTTTTTCTGGATTCCGTTGCGCCCATGATTTTGCATTTTCAGCACATCGGTCTGGGTTGGCTTCACGCCATGCTTTAGCTTTTGCACAACGTTGTTCAGCGTTTTTTGCATGATAACGTTGGTCAATAGCCGATTGCTTTTCAGGATTTTTAACACGCCATTCTTTAAGGTAGTTGCGTGTGTATTCCCGATACTTTTCAGGATTAGCTTGTCTGCGTTCACGGTCAGCTTGCACACGGCAAGCCCTGCAAGTTGTGTAATGTTTGTTGCGCTTTTTATCCAACTGGAACTCATCCAATTGTTTATCAACGCTACATTTCTTGCAGATACACATGATTATTTGTATTGAGTTAAAGATGCAAGAACAGTATATGTTCCTGATGAAACTTTAATAACAGCAAAGCGGTAAACGTCCAAACCAGAAGCATTGCCCGCTGTTGGTGCGCCACCAATCCAACGTGTTGTCACGCCAGATGTTGTTCCATCCACTTGGACAGAAGTTGCGTAATAAGCAGTAGAACCCTGTGTTGTTACCAAAGCCGCAGTCACAGACTGGTTTGTTGACAAAGCGGTATTCATGGAAGTACCGCTAGAGAATGCCAAGTTCACAACAAAGTTGTTAGCCGCATTGCTTGTGTAATATTGAACAGAGCCAGACTGGACATATAGATTGGTTGTAGCAGAGGGCGCAGAACCTACCACATTGACCGTTTCGGCAGAGTCCAATAGGACAGTACCAAACGTGCTAGAAGTGCCGTTAAAAGTCTGTGTGGCTGTCCAAGTGTTAGCCGCAGACGTTGACGCACCAGCCGTAGGAGTGGCAAAACTTAGCGTCCCACTACCATTGGTTTGGAGAAATTGACCAGTTGTGCCATCAGCAGCTGGCAATGTAAAGGTAGTTGTCGAGGCAGTATTAGGGCCAGCCAAATTGACTGCGCCACCCAATGTTGCTTGAAAAGTTAACTGTCCCATGATTTTCCTTTACGGTGCAATGATTAGCTGATTGGCGGTAAATGCGCCTGTGCTTGGGTTGTATTTAAGTTTAGTGGAACTCACGTTTTGCGTTGTAACAGAGCCTGATGTGGCACTTGTAAACACCAAATAACGTGTTGCGTTTGTTGTTGTATCGTCAGAAATTGTTACACCAGATGTAGGTGTTACCCATGTGGGTGCGCTTGCGCCATTTGACTGTAAAACTTGACCAGAAGTTCCCGCAGCTGTAAACGCATAAGCCGTTCCTGTACCGTAAGGCACAGCACCCGCTGTCGGAGTAGCCGATCCATTTGTACCGCCATTTGCAATTGCCACAGTACCAACAATTGAAGCGGCCTGGACAAAAGAATTTGATTGGTTAATGTAAATACTGCCTGTTGAACTATTGACATAAGACACAACACCAATCCGAACTGGATAACCAGTAGGGGGATATGTATTCATCAATTGACCAGCAGAATATGGGCTGACATAAAGAATGTCGCCAACGGTAAATGTGCCTGTGTTAACACCGTTCAAAATACCGTTAATAACAACATAACCGTCAGCACCACTTGCAATTGCTTCATTTGCCAAACCAATGCAATTACCAGTTGTCAATGTATCAGCTTTTGCCAATGCAACATTTGGAAAAGTCTGACCGCTAGAAGTTGATGTAATGTAAACAGGCGCACCTTTGGCAATTGTTGAGCCTGTACCGTTACGAACTTTTAATTGTGTTTCTTGACCAATGTGCAACGAATTGCCAGAAATATCGCTGTTATAAGTTAATGCTTTTTGTGTTGAGTCATACCACAAACGTCCTTCTGTGTAGGATGGTGCGGCAGAGGCAGTCCAATCTTCGTAATTAGAAACTGTTGGGTTCGCCAATGTCAAAGCAGTCACAGATGATGCCGTTGCACCCAGGCTAACCGCTGTTGATCCCAAAGTAATGCTTGAATTGTTCAAAGCAGCGTTTGGAATGCCTGAAAAGTTAGTGCCAGTCAACGTTGGAGTTGTTGAGTAGGATGGAGTCGCACCACCCACCAGAACGCCTGTGCCGCTTGCCAACATTGCTGTTGTGCCACTTGCAGACTGATACGGGATTGAGCCAGAAGCACCGCCAGCCAAGTTTGTGGCTGTTGTTGCTGACCCTGCGCTGCCACCAATTGACAAACTGCTTGCTGTGCCTGTAAGACCCGTTCCTGGGCCTGTAAATTGAGTGTTAGCGGTGATTGTCGTGCCAGTAATAGCACCCGCAGTCGTTCCACCAATCGTCACAGCGTTCAGCGTGCCACCCGTAATTGCCACAGAACTGGCGTTCTGAGTGGACATTGTTCCCAGGCCAGAAACCTGAGTGTTGGCAATTGCAATATCAGTCGCAGCCAGGACAGTCAGCTGACCTTGGGCATTGACCGTCGCTGTCAAAGTCTTAGAGGCCGAACCATAAGCCGCAGCAGTCACGCCCGTGTTTGTGATGCTAAACGCATTACCAGCCAATGTGAGGCCAGTTCCCGCTGTGTACGTTGTTGCCACAGAGAAATTAGACCAATTGACAGCCGTAGTGCCTAATGTGCCGCCTGGTTGAGCAGTACAGTACCAGGCAGAGCCAGACAAAGTGCTGCCAGTCTCCACAAAGCAAATTGCAGAAATTAAATCTGTCCAGGCATCAGCGTCAGGCGCTCTTGTCCAAGCAGATGCAGAGGCCAAATAAATGCCGTTTTGGGACGCTGTGGCTTGATTTTTAACCAGGACACGATCACCAGCAGCCACCGTAACGCCATCAAGGGCTTGCAAACCTGACAAAGTAATGCTGACGGTTGAAGCGCACAGAACTGGTTGTTTCCAGGACAAACCAGCTGCAAAATAATCAAGATATGTTTTATTGACAACATCGTTTCCGCTTGTTGGCGCGGTTGATACTGTGGCAGTCGTAAATGCCGCAGCTGCTGGTGTTGTCAAACCAATAGTCGTGCTATTGATTGTGCTGCTTGTAATGTTTAGACCAGACTGATCTGGGCTTATAGTAGCCGTGAATGGCTGACCCTGCCCAATAAACGTGTTAAACGTGTTATCAAGATTAAACAGCGCCTGGACAGGCAAAATGTTTTGATCTATGGTTTGTGCAGGGTCAGACATATTGCCTCTTAGGATTGGTCAGCCGTAGCTGTCACATAAACGATGGATGGGCCAGCAGCCGAACCAATCATGCGAACGTAAAAAGGCGTTGTAGGGCAAGCCAAAACCATTGGAACAGTCATATTGGCTGGCAATACAAAATCGCCTGTTGTAGAACCGCTGACAGGCAACACCGCAGCGCCCACGTTAGCATCGCCCATTTTCACAGCAACATTGGTAGAACCCGTGTTGAGGAAAGAAGCATAGTTAACCTGGTCATTGGTGCTGTCCTCGATCAGAAGCGCAGATGTGGATGTAGCACCTACCGATTGTGCGTAGGTGACACCAGCTTGACGCAATACTGATGTATTAGCCATGATTAAACAGCGTTTGAATCAAGGGGCAAATACTCTGGGCGATTCACAACCACGGTATATGTACCAGCGGCAGCAGAAGCGCTAGAGCCTGTTGCATTGGTGAACTGAACAATCAAAGTGTCAGCGGCAGAAACGTAAGCATTGGCAATGCCAACACCAGTTGTTTGAGCAGCGGGGAGAGACACTTGAACTGCATCACCGACCTTCAGGCCAGCAACGGTAACAGTCTTAGAAGCGCCAGAAGTGGCAACGGTTGTGGCTGTAAAAGTCACACCCATAACGAATGCGTTGGAAATGTTCCCGCGCAAAATAGTCGTTTGGAGAGCCATGATGATTCCTTTAGAGAATGATTAAATTGTAACGGTAAATAAAGAAAAAGCCACCCCTTTGACAGAGTGGCTTTCTTCTCTTTTATCCCCGATTAAAACTCGGAGAAGTCGTAACCGTAAACGAAAATGTCAACAGTACCGCCAGAAACGGCTGTGCCAACTTTCACATACAGGGTCTGTGCTGACAAGTTTGCGTTCTTAGTTGCGGACACAACAGTTGAGTTGGTCACATAAGCTGAAGAAGTGTTGCCTGTCAAAGCAGCGTTGGTAACGATTTCTGTGCCTGTACCGTTAACACCAGTCCAGATTGCCAAAGCACCGCTGCTAACGTCTTTGTTAGCGTTGGTGATAGCAACATTGGTCACAGCATAGCTTGTGGTGTTGTTAACAGGGAGAGTTACAGAAGCATCACCCGTTTGGCTGATTGGAACAGCGCTTGCGTAAGCCAACAAACGAATTGCTTGGTTTGTAGCCAGATTCGATGGGTGAATCGTTGTGGTACTTGCTGGGCCTGGATTTGCCATGATATGTATTCCTTAAATAAAGTTTAGAACGGGAGGGTGTTTAGCCCTCCCTAGACCATTAGGCTGCTACTCGGCAAGCCAACTCTGGGTAGAGTGGGGCCCAACCATAGAGAACGTCCAAACGTGTGGGAATGGAGTCATTGTTGATGGTGTACTGACGCACAACACGCATTGACAAACCGATTTCCTTATCGCTTGCACGACCAGCAAAATGCAC